GTTTTCGTTTCTGGGCTGTTGACGAGGGAGCTGCCGAAGAATCAACTTGCTTTGACGAAGGTTCCGACGATAAGGCTGCAAGTTTGCGTTGAGCTTTAATTTCTGCGCGAGAACGTTCAACCAATTCAGGGAGGTCAGAAACTTCGACGCCAAACTCCTGCATACGCTGGAGGAAGGAAGTGATTGTCGATGCTTCATCACCCACTCCGTTGAGGCCATTTGCACCTTCCGTGGGAAGGCGCCTAATCCACAGTGACTGATCACCAAAGCTGCCATTGAACTGAGTAAATGAACCACCAGTAAAGCGCAAGCGCAGTCCAGTTCGGTACATATTATTCTCAACCGTGGGCATGTTTGGTACGACGCGATTGTCGAAATTTTGCACTAAAAACGTGCATGTTTGGCGGCCGGCAATGTCGGTGACACTACCCAACAGACCAAGCGACGTAATCGATTGATTGACCGTTTGTGGGTTGAAAGGCTGCACGGGAACGATTGTATCGTCTGTGCTAGTTTCTGCGAAGAACTCGTAAGAAAGGTTATTGGCGCTAAATTGTCCCGTAAAATGGCACAAAAACACACCAGGTGGAATGTATAATTCACTTGATCCGTTCAAAGGCGCGCTGGTATTATTAACCATTACACCTGCAGGATTGTTATTGCGGATCAACCAAGTGTCGACATGACCGCCAGGCGTTAAATCTCCAGCCCCTTCAAAGTAAGACCATTCTGCATTGTGCAGAAGGCCTTGCATCGAAAGAGGACGGGGAACTTGTTTGCCTGAAAAGCAAATATCAAAATTCGCTTCGATAAAGCCAACAGTTTGAAGTCCGACAGCGGGACCTTGTTGATCGTTAAAGCCACCAGTTGCCACAAAGAACACGCCGGTGTCATAAACGTTTGGATCTCCTTCAACTGCACCTTGCCGTGTGAACTTCCATGAATCGAAGATCTCTTCAAGAGTCTTCTTCGGAATTCTAAGCCGACCATAGATATTGATGTTGATTGATTCGTGAATCGCACATTGTGAAGCTTCCACCAAATTTCGTGGGAGTTCTGCGGTTGCATCGGGAAGCCATCCCAATATAAGGTTGCCTGCGAACGTTGTAGGAACATCCGTGATAAATATAAACTCCAATGCTTTGAGCGCGTATTTGGCCCAACCCTGACCTAACGTTTCCGCTAGCCAAGGTGCAAAGGATCTTAATCCCGGTTGTATACGTTGGATGACGGAGCACAAAAATCCGCCGTTCTTGTCCATCATAACCTGCGCAATCCGTTCTCTGTCATGTTGCCATCCAGAGGTGTCAGGACCACGCGTGATGTGGTGGACGTTGGCCAGCGGACGAGACTCACGCTCCATGCGAGCCAATCGCTTTTCCATCGTTTCAAGCTTGTTGTTTTTCTTCTGCTGCGTTTTCGCCATCAGTTTACGAAAAACCCCGAGACTCGGTTACGGGGGGGATCGTCAATTCCCCAGCTACCCTGCCCGTATTTCCCCCTTAAGCATAGTCAGCTTCCATCAAAGCTGCAACATCGACCTCGATGTTGTCAAAATAGATGGGCCAACTCTGATCGGGGGGCACATGAGTCCAAAAGTATTTCAACTTGGTATCAAGTGTGCTAAGATCGTATCCATATCGGTTAGTGAAGACCTGATTACAAGCCTCTAAATCTGGAACCGGCAAGTCATCTGCATAAGCGGCCAACTTGTAGGCCCAACCTTCATGTATCTTCTCGGGCGACCAAGAATCAGCACATGAAGGTGCTTTGACGTGGGATAATGCCTCAACCAGTGTCCCTACAACAGGGTACGCGTGAGGCACATACTTATAGCATTGTGCTGTCATCCACATCATGGATTCATAACCTCCTAATTTCTTCGACAGAGGATTTTCAATCGTTTTCATCATCTTGAACACACAAGAGGGCATGGGATATAATTGATACTTGCCATAACGGTCGGGAATGACAAGATGTCGCAAATAGTCCATACCATCGAGACCATCATACCAGTTAGTCTTTGCGATGTAACCGGACATTTCAAGGTTGTTCTCGAATGTAGTCTTAAAAGACTGCCAACAACTCAACTTGATCGACATAGCAATAGCCATCATGTTGTGAATCGTGGATAGAATAGATGTAAACGTAATGCCCGTAGGCATTTGAAAATCAGTGTTACCAGAAACCTGGATTACTTCTTTTTGCGTCAGCTTGATCTCTGTAGTGAAATCTCCTGAAACTGCTCGGACGAAAATATCGTGCACTTTATCCCAAGTTTCGCCAAAAGTTGCGCGTAACATGGGTAGGGTGAAATTTTCAAAGTTCTCTCGACCTTGCGTACTATCAAATGCAGAGTAGTCACAGGTCATGTAATGTCCCTTACCAAAGACCAAGGAATCATCTCCACAAACAAGAACAGTAAAGCCGTCATATTCTTCATTAAGAATCTGGGATATCACAGTATTGTTCATCTCAGCTCCACTCGTGAAGAAGAATCGGACATTTGTCCATCCCAAATAAAACGTGCGACCATCAACATGGTTATGAAACCATGAAGTCAACGCTTTAGAGTAACCCGACAGTACCGCGTGTACTTCCGCGGATAAGTCCGTGATCACACGTGGTTTGATGTCGACTTCCATGATACGTTCATGTCGATTCCTGAGAATAACCCAGCGATAAATGACCGTACATTTCAGCACTTCGTTATGTTTGAGATTGACGTTCTTTTTGTAGTAGAAATTACCTTTGTTCAACTCGACAAGGGCCTCTTCAAATTTCTGACGTTTCTTCCTTTCCTTCGGAAGTGCGTCATTGCCAATAAAAGGGCAGATTGGTTCGTCTAAGACTTGCTCTTGGAAGACATCAAGAGCCTCGGACCAAAACGCGCACATGTTCTCTTGGGTTGCTCTGATTGGGCGATCTGCTGACAAATCGCGGAACATTCGGGCAGAAATTCCTACCAGTTTGTTCACTGCGGTATTGCCAGGGCGCATCAGCCGAAGATTGTGATTCCTGAACCAGTCTACTAACCAGTAAACTTTTTGCACTGGAGGGCGCTCATACGCCTTCGCGAGATCAAAAAGTTCCGTCCAGGTAATACTATCACCCGCCTGGTACATTGCCATTGTAGATTTT